TTAGTTTCCATATTTCATATTTATCAGATAGTGCTAGAAACAAATATCGGCATTGGGGGATCAAAATCCTCATCTTCCCAAGCGTCTCTAGAGCTTATTCGTTCAAAAACCCTGGGATCCCAGTCGGCTAAAATCTGCGTCATACGCACACTTAACAGCAAACTAGATACTAAATCGTCATATTCGCCGACTTTTGCTTTAAATGTTACGCCTGATGCAATAAAGGCTTTTAGCTCTGTAATAAGGGGTTTTGATTTTATTTTAATAGTGTTTGATTCGACTAAATGTTTTAACCTAGCACACGCACCAATTTTACTCTTGTGTGTAGTGTTAAACCCTTTACGGAACTTACGCACATGTCCTTTTCTAATAGGCTCGCTGACAAATAATCCAGGAAATGATTCTTCTCCTAGATCTTTAATCACTACTAGTCCAGCTTCACCTACAGTGTTGTTTTCAATTGACCAATAGATGTCATTGGCATTTTCAGGACCTATTGTAGTAGAAATATAAGTTAATATTTCTTTTATAATACGTATTTGTCCTTGTATTGGCGTCTCATTATGATGCCATTCTGCTACTTGATCAAAACTAGGCAGTTCTATTACTTCAATAGCACTGTAGTTACCACCGGTGCCTAATGCAGGGTCTAAACTGACAACATATATATTTCCAGCAGTGGGCTTCTTATACCATCGGACTTGTCCCATTTTCATTATTGGTTCTTGTCCGGTTAATCCAGCTAGACACATACTGTTGATCAGAGTTTCATCAAAGATCAAGAATTCACAATTATATTCACGACGGAAACGTTCTTCGCCTATTCGACTTTGTTCTTGTTTTGCCCATGCTTCGTCTCTATCGGGGTGTTCATTCCAATGACATGTAAATGGGTGGAATCCGTTGCTGCCTAACCCGCTGGCACGTTCATTGCCAAACTCATCAAATTTATTGCTGGCTTCTTTCCATATTCTACTAAACTCATCTTCATCACTGTTTGGGGTGCTGGTAATAATAGCACGACCACCTGTGGCCAGTGTAGGTGAAATAGACGTCCAGAATTCTGTGGCAATGTTAGGTTGCACAAAGGCAAACTCGTCACAGTATAATAATGAGATGGACATACCACGACCGGTATTTTCAGTAGTAGTGCTTGATACAATACGACTTCCATTATCAAATTCTATGCTACCTTTGTTGTAGTTTGTTACGCCACAACGAATATGATCAGGACACAACTCATAAGCATATCTTATACGTTGCATAATTTCTTGTGAGCCTGTGTATTTGTGGGCAGCAATTAAAATAGTTTGATCTGGATTAAACATTGCATACCATAATAAGTAGCCGGCCGCGCAAGTGGTCTTGCCCATCTGGCGAGGCAACATGTTTATGGTAAATCTATGATTGTGATAAGCGTCTAGTAGTCGTGTCTGAAATCCAAAAGGATCAAACAACATTTTACCTTTAACAGGATGTTGAATATAGAAAAAGTTATTAGTAAAGTAATGATATCCATCATTTGGATCAGAACAGGCTAATAATTCTTTTACATTTTGTTCTGTAAAAGTTTCTTTTTTATGCGCACGTTTAACTAAAACGCCGTCTAGTGATTTTGAAGACATACTGTATTTACAAATAACAAAGCGGGCCGAAGCCCGCTTTGGACAATGATAATATATTATCTATATTGTTGATATTTTGCGTTTAGACGTTGTTTTACTGACTCTGGTAACGGATTGTTGCCAGCAGTAGAACCTTGTTTAATTTGTTGTTTTGAACCATTAAGTCCGCCACCGGCATCAGTAGTAACTGTTCCTACATCGTTGTAATTTTGATCGGGCTCATTGGCAAACGATTCATCTTCTGGTTTATCTTTAGGTTCTTCTTCTGGATCATCCATAGGTTCGTCGTCTAACTCTGGGCCATCATCAGCACCATCGTTGCCCGGTAACATATTTTTGCTCGAACTACTGCCGTCGTCTTGGCCGGTTAATCTTAACATCTGTGCTAATTCGTCACCACCGGCTGCGCCCATGTCGCCCATATCGCCAGGGGTGTCGATGCTGATCGAATCAATACCAGGCATTATCTCTTGCTCACCGTGTTCACCGTGATCTTCGATATTTTTAAGAATTGCCATTAAGTCTCGAATGCCGCCGGCACCACTTCCACTCATATTAACATTCATGTTAACATTGTCTTGTTGTGGCATTGGGCTAGACATTGGACTGGTCATAGGACCCATGCCACACTCTTCGATAATATCGTCGTTGGTCTTTTTATCTATTGCCGCAATTTTTCTGTAAAGCTCATTGAAGTTCATTTTATTTTCCTTTGTAGGGGTCAGGGATCTTGTTTTGACGTGACCCTACCGGACTGGTGCCTGGCTTTACGTCTGCTATTTTACCTGCTGAGTCTGTGGGAGCAGTCTTAGCTAGTAATTGATCGTTTACACCAGCAACTGGTTGTAATGTATGTTCTTGCTTGCCTAATTCTTTTAAGAAACTTACCACACGTTTCTGACCAACCAAATCTTGATTGTTTTCATCAGCATAGTCTTTTAGTAAGAAACTTTCGTTGCTAGCTTGATTATGTTCTAAATTCAGTGCCATCTCTGCCATTTCGCCAGGAGTTCTAACTCTAATTTTTGCTGGACTAATTTGTAATTGGTCTGCTAGTAATTCTGTTAATACTGCACTGGTAGTAGGATATTGTAGGTCAACTTCGAACACATGAACTTCTACATTCGACTGCCCTGGAAAATCTAAGGGCATGGCTTGTATTGGTGTTTTTTTACCTTTACTGAGTTTGTTTACTGTAAAACGGTGCATAGCACTCTTCATAATTTTATCTGCAGACTCTGACAAGTCTCCACATACTTTTATAGTAAACGGATAAGTTTTTTTGCTCTCGGCAATATATTCTTGAAATGATTTCATGTGACAGTTCCTGACAGTATATTTATTTCATATTCTTAAGTTTTTCCACCAAGCTATTTCGGTCACTAATTATGACTCCTTGACCCTGAATCGAGTTATCTTCTGGATTAATTTCTTGGTCTAACTTTTGCTTCTTTAATTGCAGTTCAATCATTTTAAGTTTTTTATCTAACTTAGCTGACTTAGCATCTATGGCATTTTTTAACATAGTGCCCGCAACTTCGAATATTCTTCCGCTATAACGTGCTTCTACGTTCATGCCTAGATCCATTAAATCATCGTAGGCATCCGTGGCTCGTTGTGCTAGATCATCTAACTCTTTATCACCAACGTCACCTAGACCTTTGACTATTGGCAGTGCTGCGGCAATCTTATCGTATTCTGATATATCGCGTAGCAATGCCTGTGAATCAGCGGGCAGATTTTCTTTTTCTGCTTTCTTAATGTCTTTCTTATTCTCTGGTAAATTTAGAATTTCTTCGAGTTTTTTCATATTATTACTTATCGCTTTTTGGCACTTCCATAGAATAAATCTTGTTCATTGAGCACTCTAAAACGGATACCCTGTCCCTTACACCAATTGCTAGCCGCTGCCCATTTTGCTTGATTCTTAACATACTGTATTTGATTGTTTACGTTTTTGCCAACTTTTTCTAACAGTGTTTGATTCTGGGGTTTTACTTCTATTAGCTCAGTTAGTATCTTTCCAGTCTTATCTACGTATTGTATGAAAAAATCTGGGATGTATACTGTGTTGCGATTAGTAGTAGGGTCTCTGTATGGAATCTGCACTGCTTCGCTGGCCCATTTTAATATGCTTTCATTGGTGTCACAGAACCGCATAAAGGCCCATTCCCAACTGCTTCTGTATGTAGGACTGCGATTTCCTACGTATTTCTCAGGGCGAGTAGGAACAAACTTCCCCCTAGCAAATCTACTCATGGGCGTATATTTCTAGATTCAAAATTATTAGCAGTGTAAGGTATGCTATATCCTAATGCACTTGTTGCTTCTCTTTTTGTGTTTAGAACTTCTGTAACTACTCTGCTTAATTGCACATCAGTTAACCCCTTAAGAGTGTCAATTACTGCAAAAGGCTTAATGTTTTCAAATTTTGCCTGAGTAAGAATACTGATAGCAGTGGACTGAGCAGCGTCTTGGTCGAATCCTCTTTTTTGAAAAAATCCAACTACTGCATCTATTTCGTTTGACGCAAAACTAATTTGTTGTAAAAAATAGCTGTCAAAAAATGTTTTAACTGCGGTGCTAGAATCAACAGCAGTGGTTTGTGAACTAGGTAAACTGCTCATTTAAGGTAAATTCCTTTGTGTGGCTTTGGTAGTATCTGTTTGCTGTCCGCCCACTGGCACTACAATTTTGTTAAGGCCACCGGTTCTATTTTGCACAATTTCGTTGGCAGCTTGATTGATGGTTCCGGTAACTGTAGAATTAATAATAGACCTACCTTCAGTTTTTAATCCTGCCGAAGTTAAGTTCTTTGCGTTCTGATAAGTGTTAACTGCACTAATTGCTGTAGATAAAAAGTCTAAAGGACTTTCTTTCCAGCGTCCTGAAGAAATATCGCCAAATACATCTGCTACTCCGGCTAATACGCCGCCGGGGCCCAACAGTGTAGGAGTGCCGCCACCCGCTACGGACAACGGACTCGGTGTGCGATCATAATGATCTAGGGCAAATCCTAATGGATTACCTGGACTTACTCGACCGCTGCCAAATTTTACAGCTTCATAGTCAAATGTCATTGTGCATTCTTGTGTCTGGCCAGAATTATAATCAACTGTGTCAAACGCCCATGATTTTACTAACGGATTTATTAATTCATAACTGACAAATTCTTGACGTGCCATTTGGTAAACTACAATGCTGTTAAAGAATGGATATGAACTGTCGTTGTCTAAGCCGTATCTGTAAGGACTTCCACGCTCCATGGCATTTCTTTTATAACTGCCTGGGACTGTGGCAGTGCTAGGTGTTGCATAATAGTAACTATAATAATTCTGCCATAATCGGTTTATAACACTGTAGTTATCGTCATGAAATTTAACAGTTACTGGCTGAAAACTTTGTTTAGTTTGAACATGCTTAATTCTATTATACTGATTAACTGTGTCAGTTTGAATAGTAAAACTTGGCAATGTTATGTTTTTAACTAATAAATTTACTTCGTTTTGATTTTGTAATAATGACGACGGAATCTTATAGGCGGCTGTGTTAACTTTAAGACATACGTGAAATAAATGCTTGTGCTTGGGTGCTAGTCGAAAAGTATCATCAGAGAACGTTCTTGCTGCGTGTTGGAAGTCGCGCATTTGTCCACCAGGATTCGTAATCCCTGATAAAAAGCCATTTAATTTATTTGCCATATAATTATTTATTCAAATAAAAAACCCAGTTTTACAAAATAAAAAAGGCTGAACGAATCAGCCTTTTTATAAAACTATAATTTAGTTTACTATTAACTACCAACACCTGTAGCGTTAGTTCCGATAGTTCTTGTAACTGCAGAACCAATACCAGCATTTGCACCTTTCTGGTTGGCATTATCAAACTTGATAGTCATTTGAATTGTCATAGCTTCGTTAGTGCCATAGTTCATTTCTTGGTAGTTAACGTTTTCTAGGT